TAAGAGTTGATGATAGTGCAGTCACATTCTCTGCAAGTATTGCTAATGGCACAACAATTACATCTAATGACTCACGATTTGGAACAACAATACAAGTGCAACCTTTTTTTGGTGCAGACGATCAAGTAGCTAGTTCTTTACTATCAACACTTTCTAATTGGGGATCAAATCATAGATTGCGTGGTGTTTGCTATTTAGCTTTTAGAATTACATGGGATAGAGATAAATATTCTGGAATACCAAAAATTCAAGCTAAAGTGCAAGGTAGAAAAATATCAACATTTGATGGTAGTGATAATGAAACAACAGGGCAATTTTCAAGCAACCCTGCATTTATTCTCATAGATTATTTAAGAAATTCTACTTTTGGTAAAGGTGTATCTTTGTCATCTATTGACATTCCATCTTTTTTTTCAGCTTCGCAAGTATGTGATGCAACTGTGACTTATCATGGATCAACAACAGGAAAGTTAATTGAATGTAATGCAGTATTAGATAGTAAAGCAAAAGTTATAGATAATGTAAAAAAACTTCTTACAGGTATGCGTGGATTACTAAGCTATTCACAAGGTAAATACAAACTTGTTGTAGAAACTACAGGAACTAGTCAATTAACACTAACAAAAGATAATACGATTGGTGGTATCAAAGTATCTTCAGAACGAAAAAACAACAAATTCAATAGAATGTTAATAGATTTTACAAATCCAGACAAAAACTTTCAAAGTGATACTGTTGTCTATGATACAAACCATTCAACACTTTTAACAGAAGATAATAATTTATTACAAGAAGGAAGATTAGCATTACCAACAATAACAAATATACATCAAGCTAAAGAAATGGGTAGAGTTGCACTTTTAAGATCAAGAAATAGTTTATCAGTTTCTTTGAAGGCAAATTACCAAGCACTTAATTTAATTGTAGGAGATATTGTGTCTGTCACAGAAGAAGTGACAGGTATGAGTACAAAAAAGTTTAGGATTATGAATATGGCTATCAATGATGATTACACAGTAGATCTAGGTTTAGTGGAGTATCAAGATAGTTTTTATACATTTGAAACACAATCTGCACCTGCAACGATACCAGATACAAATTTACCGAACCCATTTACAGTACAACCACCTGCATCAATAACATTGACAGATGAGTTGATTGAATATGGTGATGGTGTTGTTCTAACAAGATTAAATATTCTTATTGGTGCATCACCAGACAATTTTGTTCAAAACTATATTGTAGAGGCAAAGAAAACATCTGAAAGTGCATTTAAATTAATTGGTCAAGGTTCAGAATTAAACTATGAAATGTTAAATGTTATTGATGGAGAGAACTATTCTGTTAGGGCAAAAGCAGTAAATAGTCTTGGTGTTTCATCATCATTTATTACAGCTACAAGAGATATTGTTGGTGGTGTTGATGCACCATCAAATGTTGAAGATTTTGCAGTAGAAATGCATGGACAAGATCATATGAAACTGACATGGACACCACCATCAGCAAATACCGATTTAGATATCTCATTTTATGACATTAGATATCAAAATGTGACAACAGGTGCAAATTGGATCAATTCAACAAATTTAGTTAGATGTGTAAGAAGAAAATGCGATCATGCCATAGTTCCTGCAAGAACAGGATCGTATCTCATTCGGGCAATAGATAAAAATGGAAATTCATCATTAGAGCCAAGTATAGTCACCACTAATATATCTGCTATTCAAGCATACAAACAAATATCTACATTTACTGAAACACCGAATATTCTTACAGCTAGTGCAAATATGGACAGCACTTTTCCATTAGCTGTCAAAATAGATGAGTCTGGAGATACAGTATTAACACTTGATACAGTCACAAACTTTGATGATACAGCAGGAAACTTTGATAGTGTTGAAGGTGATTTTGAATTAGGTGGTACAGATACAACATCAAATCCTAATAATTTTAATTCAAACAGAGATGCAAAGGGTTTTTATAATTTCACTAATAGTATTTCTTTGACAAATATATTTGATGGAAACTTAGAACCAACTATTACACTAGATGCAGAAAATCCTTATGATAAGTTTGATAGTGGTAGAGGTGCATTATTATTTGACGAAGCAAAAGCACCTTTTGATGGTAATGAACAATTAACAGCTTTTCACAGAGTGCAGATAGCAACATCA